ATACTGAAGTTAAACAAAGACATAAACATTTCTGCACGATCAGAAGGCTTGTCTTGATTGTTAAAATAGCCTAGACCTTCTAAGTGATGATCTAGGCCTACTCTGGCATGATTTATTTGTTCTATATCTCTTGGTCCTAAGAATGGTGAATCGCAAACTATCATTCTATAAGATTGTTTATAGTTAATACAATTTGCACCCCATCCTACATCGTGTTCAGGAATATCTAAACCATATAGACAGGCTTCACATAATTCTTTTTGATATCTTTTGTTTTTATTAAAAGTATTATGAAGTATCATTTTTCCCAGACTTGTATTTCCCAAGTATTAAAGTCATAAACATCAGTTAGAGTTTTATCCTTAGTAAGGATTGCTCTATCTACAAATGACGTACTATTTGGAAAACTATTTTTTATGATTGAAATATAGGCCTTTTCAACATAAGGTGATGACGAATGATACCATTCTACTCCTCCAACTACATATACATCTTTTTCTGGAAAAGAATCTTGAACTGAGTTCAGAATCATATCGGGAGACAATGAAGACCAATTAAGGTATGAATTTCTACTAACCAAAAAAGATTTATAGTCGTTACTATAAGAAATAGAATTACTAGTTCCTACAATAATATTGTTTCTAATCTTATTTTTAAAATAGATATTATCATCTTGATAAAGAAGATCATCTTCCCAAGGAAGCTCTCCATCTTTACCTATTTCACCATCAAGGCCTGTTGCTACTATAAGTTTTATCATAATAAGTTTGGTACCCACGGCCGGACTCGAACCGGCACGGCCAAAAGCCTACGGATTTTAAGTCCGTTATGTCTACCTATTCCATCACGTGGGCGACCGATCAATAATCTGTCTTGTCTTTGAAATATGTGTCAAGCATTTCTAAGCGATCATGTGCCGAAGCCATAGTATCCAATTCTTTTTGGATAGCTTCTACAATATCGCTGTGCTCGCCAATACCCACTGATTGGTTCATATAAATTAAAATATTAGTTTTGGCTCTTTCCAATTCGCCTTCAGCATGCATTCTACATGCTTTGATCAGTTGATCCTGCATTTTTATCATCCTTTATTTTAATCCATTCTCGGTAGTATTCTTCTTCAGATAGCAACTCTTGACCCCAAGATGCCCTCTCGTAACAATTTTCATTGTACATTAATCTAAAATTGTTTTTGTCTAATTTGATTTTATCATCACTCATGATACCTGAACTGCGATGTATACACACAAAGCAATGATAAGAAGTTTACCATAGTCCAGATCAAAATCTGTACCTTCACCAAACTTCTTTTTAAATTTTTCTAAATCTGGTTTCATTTATTCCTCCTTGTAAAATTAATATACATTTTATGCAAAGCATAAAACCAAAATCCATTAATTATAGGTTCAATTAAGGCATCTAAACCAGCTAGCTTCCAATCAGCTCCAGTAATGATTCTATTACAAGTCATAGCTATAATAATATGACCTATAGTATAGATAAATGCTAAAGTAATTGAACTGTCACCTATAATCTTTTTTACTACTCTAAAAATACCTTCTCTAAATTCTATCATTATTTATTGAACCTTAATGTATAACTCCTTCCTTCGTGCACAAAAGAAATGGTTGAATGAGAATAAATTTCTTTATATTCTTCTTCATATCTAGTTTCAATGTTACAAACTGTTCTTGTACCACCTGTAGCTTTGCTATTGTTATGACCTAAAAGACCACCAATAATAGCTCCAGCTGTGCCTCCATCAGGAAGATTTTTAGTTACGTTATTACCAATAATTCCACCAATAATAGCACCTGTCAATGCATCTCCAGTTCTATCTCCAGAAGTGGTTACTTGTTGACAAACTTCTACTTTGTATGGATTTTTAACGATTACTCTCTTGTAATGATCTTCGATATTGTTGAGAGTCTGTGCGTTTGCACTAAACGATACAGCCGCTAGTGCGACTGTACCTATGAATGTTTTTTTGAACATGATACCTCCTAAGATACGTTAGCAAATTCAACTGCTGTTTCAAGAGCACGTACATTAAGCCTTTTATTAGCTCCATACCAAGCGCTATGGATACGGTTATCATTGTTCCTACCAATCTTATGATTAGTAAGGAAAGTAACAGCATTATATGCCTGCCACCATGATCCTTCACTCATGTTAGCTCCAGGTTGCTCATGCAGAGCTTGAAGAGCAAGTTCTGCTGACTTTGAAATGTCTTTCTTAGCATCAGGACCTTTTGTAGTGATTACAGGGAACACCCTCTTAAAGTAATCAACAACATCTTCATCCTTAGCCCTCTTCTTAGAAAGGAACTGAGCAGTCTCCTTATATGTATTCATTTTTTCCTTTGCAACACCAAGAGCTTCTTTTACTTCTGTTGCATCAAACTGAGTCCTATGACTCCTACGAACAACATTCTCAGACTTCTCTTTCAAAGAGAAAGTCAAAGTATTGTTGCATACTACACGAACATTGGTAGTACGAATATCAATACACTTACCAAATTCGTGAGGGTTAGAGAACAGAAGGTAGGACTCTATCACATCACCACCACTCAACTCAAAGCCATCTTTAATTTTAGCTAGAGCCCATACCATCTGCCCATCCTTTAGTGAACCAGCAGTGTGCATTTCCATTTCACCTGCTGCCACAAACTCGTTAAAGAATTCAAAAGCTGTTTCGTTTTGAACAGGATGCCAGTTCTTTCCTACTGATGTAAGAACTTTACCATCTGAAGAACGTACAAGAGTTTTCATTCCTGTGTACTTCTTCTCACCATTCCAATTAACATAATTGGGAAGCTCATCAACATTCCAATTAAGGCCTGCTTTATCCAACATCTGCTGAGGTGTCAGATCGTTTGAAACAGGAACTCCAAGACCGTGCCAAGGAACTTCTCCTGCGTATGCCATTGTTTCTACCATATGTGCCATAATGTAACTCCTTCTTTTAACACTCTATTTTAATAATATACTACAGCTAGGTTTTTTTGACAACACTTTTTTACATAAAATATGAAAATTTTATTAGAAGTAAATAAAGTGTAAAAAACAACACTGTATAAAAAGGGATCTTGATTAGTAACGTGATCATTTTTTGTCCTTGTAAAAGGTATTGTAAATCTTGATTATTTTGTTGAGCTCTGGATGAGAACGAATCCACATTCCAGTATCAGGCATGAAATCTTTTTTGAAAAAATTATCCATTACCTTGTTTCCTGTTTGTAGATTTTTATCTATCTTCAAACTAAGAGTATCAAACTCGTGATCGGACATGATACTTTCACCCATGAATTCGTAAGCATAAGCAGCTACTGATACCTTGATTCTATTTTTTGTTTCAACCTCAACAGGTGTTCCCCAAGTCATATTAGCTTCCAATAATAACTTCGATGCCATTTTCAGTACGCTCGAAACCCTCGATAAAAGGACCCCAGTAACCAGTTGCATTAGCAGCAGTTCCGATAATGTCGATAGTGTTATCAACAAACTTACCATCAGCAACTACAACAGAAGCAGTAGTCATAACATCCATGTAACGAACTTTAAGATTGTGAATACCGTCTGTAAGTATTTCACCATCGACTGTAACAGCATCATAGTTAGGAATAAATTCTATAGTGTCGTCATTCCACTCTCCAACAGACCAGATCATGTTTCCGCCGTCGATGTTTTCAAGAACTTTTGTCATTTCGTATCTCCCTTTTCTCACTCTATAGTAATACTATCACTCATTTTACGAAACGGGTCAACACTTTTTTTCAGAAAAAGTTAATTATTTTAGTAATAAATTTCTAACCATATCGTCTGTAATATCAAAATCTAAACCATTACCAAAAGCAAGAATACAAGCACCTTCTGTATGGCCAAATTCTAATACTAAGAATCTTTTTTCTTCTATGTTTAGATATAGAACAATCGGAACCTTCATGTATTGCATCTCTGAATTCATTGCGTTTGAGACTGCAGCAAACATAGGTGTCATATCATATGGATCTAATAGAGTCTCATAGATTTCTTGTGGGGTTGAACAATTTACTGGCTTATAACGCCACTTTGCATTTGCTGTGGATGTTATTAACACAGACAACAAAATGGCTAAAAATATTCTCATAATTTAACTCCAATGTTAAGCACAAAGAGATTCGGGTACTCCTAATTTGTGCTTTGTTATAATATATTGTTTAACCAATCCAGATCTAACAATATCCTCTTCTTCAAATTCAATATGTGCAAAATTATCTAATTTTTTGATGACTTTCATAAACTGCAATAGACCGTTTCTATCATATGTGTTTAGATCCGATTGTCTAAAATCACCACTGAAGATAATCTTACAATTTTCTCCTACTCTAGTAATGACCGAATCCAACTCATGGAAGGTCATATTGTTAACTTCATCTACTAAGATAATACTGTCTTCAAAAGTAAGACCTCTTAAAAACGAAGTTGTTTCAAATTCAATAATCTGTTTACCTTTGAGAATGTCGTATGCATCACCTCTTCCAAACAAATCTGATACCACCGTTCTATATGGCATCTCATAAACTTTAGCTTTTTCTTTTGCACTACCAGGTAAGAATCCCATATCTCTTGTTGGAACGACAGACCTAATAATAGTCAATTTCTTAAAATTATTTATTCCATCTAACAACTCTTCAAGAGCAAGATACATTGATATAAATGTTTTTCCTGTTCCTGATAATCCATGTAGTAGTAAGTTTTTCCCCTGATCGTAAGCCTTAAATGCTTTTTGTTGATTTTCTGTTATTGGTTCAATATCTGATAATCTAAAATTGTTTTTATTAGTATGAAGAGTTGCATAAGGATATACTCCTTGTTTTCTAAGTTGTTTTCTTTGGCTCTTAGTCAGGCGATTTGACATATAGTTATACTCCTACCAGGTGTTTATAGTTGATTTTGTCAGCCCTCCCGAATGTGCTTTTTTAATCTCTTTCAATCTATCTCTAAACGCATCATCTGGTTTCCCTCTCGCACCATCAATACGAGTGGGATCAGCAAACTTAGGTGGCTGGATGATTTTTTTAATGTGTGGGTTATGCTCCAACAAAGACAACATATCACTGTAGGACATGATATCGTCATAAATCTCATTAGTCTTTGTATTCATAAAAGTATAAGTTGGCATGATAGTATTTATCTAGATATCATCTTCGTATTCAAGAAGTTCATCAATATCTTGCGTTTTAAGTGCTCTCACAATCCTTTTTTCATTATTTTTATTTACTCTTCTTTCTTTCTTAGAATTTTCAACATAATCGTCATCATAGTACTTGTCTTTAGAGTTATACTTACTAAAAGACCCCTTAGTTCTAGACATTTTTAAATCCCTTGTTCTAGTAATCCTGGAAAAGCGGTGTCGACTACTTTTTTTGTAATCTTGTTATATTCGTCTGGTAGTTTTTTATCTTTCATCCCAAGTAAAATTTTAGCATCCCTTGGGTGAATAGATTCTAACAGCTCAATAAAAAGGAGCTCTCTTTTTGTTTGAGTGAGATTGTCTCCTGTACTTCCTTTTCTAAACAGTTGCAACTTTCGTTGATGAGTGTATAGAAAAGTTTCTGCATTAACTGGATCGTTATCTTGATAAGGAGGAACTCCTTCAGGTAATGCAAATTCAACCCTAGGGTCAAATGTATATTTTAAAATTTGAAAGATGATAGGATGTTGATTGCTTTTCAACACAGCTGCTCTTTCTTTAATGGTTTTTTGTTCGTTTGTTTTTTCAAAAACCTCAAATACGCCAGGTTTGGCCATCAAAAGTCTCCTATGTGTTCTGTAAGATTTTTAAGTTTGTTTGAAATAAAGTAATTAAATAATTTAGACCTATCCTTATCACTTTGATTTTTATATTGGTCGAGAACATCATCAGCAATATACTCTGGAATATAATCCAAATTTACTAGCTGCTGATTCCTGTTCCATCCTCTTTTCCATTTTTCAGGAACCTCATTAGTTTCTATAATAGCTTCTATCATTTGTTTACGCATAGGAAGTTGTCTACCTCCATTAACAAAACAACTATCTTCTGAAGCAATGTTAGGCACTCCATCTGAACGATCACCTTTAACGGTATGTTCAATGATATAATGTAATGGGTTGCTGTGCTTGATATATTTTTTGAGCACAGGATTAAACTGACTAACATTTTTGTATTTTTGCAATTGAACAAAGTCCTTATCACCAGACAAGATCATAATCTTTTCTGTCTGATGGAAAATTTTAACTAGTGATGCTATTACGTCATCAGCTTCTGCTTTGTTAACTTGAATAACTTTGTATGGAAAATACTCTTTAAGTTCATCTCGTACTTTGTTAAGAACTTCAAAGATAGCGTTCCAGTCCAACTCACTCTTTTGTCTCTGAGTCTTTCTAGCAGCTTTGTAGTAAGGAAAGATATCTTTACGCCAATAGTTTTTATCATCACAAGCTATAACTAGCTCACCATACTCTTTAAACTTAATTTTGTTGAGTCTAATAGAATTAAGAATCATATGACGAAGTAGGCCTTCGTCTAATTCTATGTTTGTATGATTGCCAATCTGAGCCATCAGATTACTAATCATAACTTGGTTTAAATCAATAATAATCATTTTATCATAATACGACAATTTCAATTAAATATCAACAGGATCCTCTTCAGTCTTTGATCTAGTGACAATTTCGAAATCGTCAGGTCCTTCTAAAATTTCATCTTCTTCTAATTCAATTGTATAATTCTCATCTGCTATTTCTTGAAATACATGCTCTATACCATGGAATCGATACATTGCTGATTTGATAGCTTCTGTGATCAATACCAGATCCTTTAATGATCCATCTCGACCCATCACATTGTATCCATATGAATCAAACTTATGAATAATCATCCTACTAATGTGAGTGGAAGATTTGTCAATGTGATTCATGTGAATCTCTTTCAACCGATCTTCCATCTCTTCGACATAATCTTCGCTGAGATTATTTTCGTTTTTTGGTACGAGTACTCCTGGTCTTTCTGGAAACTGTATTACGTTTGACATTACTCTTCTTTCGGTTGTTGTCGATACTACTATTTATGTCATAGTAATCGTCATGCATTTCTTGAGTCCACATTCCCACGTCAGGATAAATGCAACCAACATCTCTCTTGACCATTCCTTTGTATGGTCCTTCATGATGATAAGCCATGGCTATAACTCTATACTTCACTCTATGTTGCTGATCACGTCCATAACGATCATCAACCCAATCACCAGATCGGATATAATGCTCGATATTTCTGATATAGCCTTCAATACCAGTAACCTTAGCAGCTGCACCTTTCATGTTCAACTTAGCAGCACGTCGTTCTTCTGACAGCATCTCTTTGTTGAATTTGATCCATTCACGTACATTCTTCAGTGACAAGATATCATCATCAGATCTTTCGAGCACTGAAGGATGAACATTTTTAGGACCTTGTGGATTTTTACTTTTCTTAGCAGCACGAGCTTTAGCTAGTCTTTCAACTGCTGCTGCTTTTTGTTCTTCAGTCATAACCCTTTTCTTACGATACTTCTTAGTCTTAGGATTATAACCAACCTCTTTCAAAGCTGCAGCTTTATTAGCAGCTTTGGTAGCTTTCATTTTGGCTACCTTAGCAGCCATCTGTTCTGGAGTAAGTTTCCTTCTGCTCATGCTGCTTCTCCTTTTTGATCCATATCATTTGTATATTCAGCATCTTGAAGTTGTACAGACAATGCATACAAAAGGTCTTCTGCCTCCTTAGGATGGTTAACTACCAACCTTTTAGCTAAACTGTTTGCATCTGCTTGAGCTACATAGTCTTCAAATTTTTTCATAGCCATAACGATCTCCTTTTTCTCACTTTATAATTTATTATCACTTCTTTTGAGAAAAAAGTCAACCGTTATTTTTTTCCGACATTTTTTTAAGTAGCCCATAATAGCATTCTGTGAGCTCTTTTAGATCTCTTTTCAGCATATTAACTTGATCTGTAAGTTCCCCTATCTTAGCCCTAAGTTGAGGGGGTTCATAATCGATCAATGGTTCGGGTTCACCTGATTGGTTTACTCCTTGAAGTTTTTTTCTTTCTTGTCTCGATTTCCATATCATCCAGTCGTAGTATCTTTCTGGTTCTTGATCATCTTGTTTCATACATGACTCTTTAAAAAGTTTGTCCATTGCTCTGCTCTAACATCCCAATTGTAAATGCTATCAATATAAGTTTTTTGTAAATCAAGTTCTTGTTTCAATGTCTTGTGTTGTTTCTTATCTAACATTGCTTTGATAACAGCTGTAAGCGTATTAGCAAAGTTGGCTGCATGTTTATCTCTTGATTCTTGGAATTGATATGTAAATCCAAAGTTTGCCATTGTTTCAGGCAATGCAGCAAAATTAGGTGCAACTACAAAGTTTTTAGCGCTCATAGCCTCGATAGCACTAAGACAGCTAGTTTCTTGCCATATTGATGGGTAGGCGAATATATGAGCGGTTTTAAGCGCTTCTACGACCGTTTCATGAGGCTGATACCCATGATAGGTAATCCCTTCGTGTTCATTACATTTATCAAATAATTTCTTGTATGGCTCGTCTCTTTGATCCCAACCATACAAAGCAAAACTAGAATAAACATCTAAATGAATCTTATCTCCAAAATTCTTATACATCTCTTCGTAAACTGGAACAAGGATTTCTAATCCTCTATGAGGAGTAGTGTGATAGATTAGTTTGATAGGTCCATCAAACGACTTTTCCTTAATGTCAATAGGTTCAATAGCATTCTGCAACACAACACATTCATCATACTTTAAACCATGATATAGGTTGTAAAGTTGCATCTGCCAATTAGACACACATACAATCTTTTCAAATCTATCTTTACTTGCTTGATCTTTAAGATGAGCAGACTCTGGATCGCCAGGAAGATCGTGTAACCACAGAATAGTTTTTTTATCTGGATCTACCCATCTAACTCTAGAACAAATAATCTGAAACTTTTCAAGCAATTCTGGATCAAGTCTTTGAACCAATCCACGATACATTTGCTCTGTACCGCCATTAGAGTTCTTGACCATATTGTCAATCTCTACTTGTTCTTCTTTTAGCTTTTCTTGGCCTTCTTCAAATTTCTTTTTGTCCAATGATTTAGCATATTGTGCCGCAGACATATTTTCAGGTACGTCTGTAAATGTCAATTGTGTACTCATTAATTACTCGCTTTAAGTTTTGGTTTATAATGTGGATTGCCCCAAACTGTATTAGCTCTAACTCTAATAAACCTCTTATTAGTTTCCTTGGTGTTTGGATTGGAAATAGTAATCCAAGGATTGGTTCCTTTTCGCCATGCAGTAAGTAAATCATAAGAATGCTGCTGACTCTTTTTCCTTTCAAGCCTAACTGCTTTCTTAATAGATTTATTTACTGATCTGTACAGACCTTTAGAAACATAATGGTTACCACTTGATTTTCTCTTACCCATTATAAGTTAACCTCATACTGCAATTGGTTCAAATTGTATAATACTATCTATGCGAAATGATCTCCACTCTTTCTTTTCAACATCAAAAGCTGCAACAATATTATCATTAGGCACCTTCACCCTATCAGTTTTTTTAACATATTCTTCAACCAATTGAGGACTTAACGAACAAGCCATCTCTCTGATAGTTCCATCTTTCTTTTCAAACTTTACTATACAAGTATTGTTGTGTAGCATGTTTAAAATTTCATTTTTATCAAACATATTTTCTTTTTCCATATTTACTCCTATAATGGCATAGGTGCAAAGATTTGAACTCTGACTTACGGGTTTGGAGCCCGTCGTGCTACCATTAACACCACACCTATAATTTGGACACGAAGGTCGGAATTGAACCGACTTAAACGGATTTGCAGTCCGTTGCATAGCCATTCTGCCACTTCGTGTTGGCCTCTGCGGGAGGATTCGAACCTCCGACCTACGGTTTAGAAGACCGTTGCTCTAATCCACTGAGCTACGCAGAGAACTATTAATATTTCTATTCATCTTCCTCAAAATTGAAGCAAAAGTCAACGACCAAAATTTATGACCCCAAGTTCCTTCTTTGAATTGTGATAACATCCTATTACAGTTATCAAGCCTCTTTTCATAGAGTTGAAATAATTCTACATTCATACTTTCCTCCATCCATTCTTCAACAACATTCCTTCAAAATCAAATAGCTGATCCATACTCATATCCAATTTAGTATAGTATCCATCCGACCTAATTTCTTCTACATATGGCTTACCAAATCCGTTTTTAGATATTTTATAAATCTTATCTTTAAAACTATCATTGACCCATTTGCTATAAAACTGTTTCATCTAACAATGTGCTCGCTTGCTTTTGATTAAAAAGTCTAGTGCGTTATCTATTTCTTTAAACAGATACTCTTCTAAATCATCTTCATTTGCTTGATATCTAATTCCAATACCTCCAGCATCTTTCCAACGCATAATATTTTCAGGTTTGTCATCTATCAAAATATTAGGAAGACCATCAAGAGGACTCCAAGCATATCTATGTTTGTGATCAGTAAAAATACATTGTTCTACTTGAGGCATAATATTATGCTTTTCTAACCAACGACGTTTCCAAAAAGAAGAATTATTATAATCTCCTTCTAAAGGAGTAGAACAAATCCCCCAATCTCCTTTACTTACATTTTTGACATGATCAACTAATTTTGCAGTTGTAGGAAATTGATTGAGATAATAGAAAAAGTCTGTAAACTTAATGCTATTGATAATAGTATGTTTATCTCCAATACTTTTCCAATGGTTTACATCATGAAGTTCTTCAATGCCTCCAAAAAAGTCAGCAATCACTCCGTCCATGTCTAAATAAATTGTCATTACTTTATCCCCTGTTCTTTAGCAGCTTGAATAATAACTGGTGTAAGAATTTTTTCAATAGTGTCTTCCCATTGTTTCCAACTTTCTCTAGTAAAGTATCTAAATGAGTTAACAGTTGGAATACACAACCTATCAATATCTTTTCCAAACTCTCTTACAAAAAGATCTCTTTTGTTACAAAGACCATTGTTGAAAAAATCATAAGATGCATTTTGCATTCTTCTGAATTTATCTAAGTGCTTGTTCTTAGACTTATAGTTTTCACATCTACCTGAAGATGGTATAAGATTGTTCAACTCATCTCTCAATCTTTCAAAACCTGAGTTAACACCCCAGCTATTTGTAAATAATTCTAACTGTTGCATTATGCAGCCCTCCTTTTCAAAACTTCCTTAACATCGAAAACCGAAAAGTAAATAGGCTTAGAAACCATTTTACCATTCTCATCTAGTTCTTTCTGTGTTTTGGAAAAACGTACAAGAGTAGCAGCTTTCTTGATTCCTGCTAACTTCTTACCTGAAATGCCATCTAACTTGATAGCTTGTTTAAAAGTTACGAAAGCATCGCCTTCGTCATAACCAGCAGCACAAAGTGTATCAAAGTTCTTACCTGTGTACTCGTGTTGTGTGATGTAATTGATCATTTCTTTCTCCTCATTTCTCACTTTATACTTTACTATCCCACATAAAAAAGAAAAGGTCAACACTTTTTTTAAGAAAAAACTAATTTTTTTCGATTTTATCATCCAGGTAATATGCGCCATATTTACAGATGAAATAACTATCGATGATGTCTGAGGAAGGATTAAAGGATTTTTCTGGCATTCCAAGAAAATGTCTAACGTCAAAATTTGTTTGGCTTAAGAAGTGTTCTTCCATAAGTTGTTTATTAGCATTACCTTTACCTGTAGCATGCTTTTTTATAACAGTAGGAGGAATAAGGTGATATTCTATTCCTTCCTTCCACAACTTATCTTTTAATACTCCACCATTTTCAGCAATATGAAACACCTTGCCCTGAGAACCATAAGAATAGTCCTCTAAGAAAACAATTTTAACTCTGTTTGTTTTGAGAAAATATACAACCCAGTTAGAAATAAAGTCGTATCTTTCAGGATAGGATAATCCCTTTTCCATGATAAAACTTTTAAACTTAAAATCGCTAATCTCATATTTTTGCTCAAATGATAAAAAACTAAACCTACAATCTTTAAGATTAAAGTCTGTGCCTTTGAAAGCACAAATTGCTGGTGAAGTTAAGGAGTAATCTACTCCAGCTAATCTCATTCAATTTCTTCTATGTTATACTCGTCTAATAGTTTACTACAATATGTACAATATTTAGGCATATCATCTACGTTATCAAAATAACTAAGATCGTCCTCATCATACCTTTGAGTAACAAATTCAGATTCACAAGAATCACATTGCACTTTGTATCTAATTGTCATTTTTAAGTCTCTCCAATACTTTTAACTTATAACTGTCATCTGACCTTGGCCAGTTTTTTATTTCTTCTGCTGTTCTTCCACAACCAACACAAACCAATTCCACTAGTTTACATATTTTTACACAAGGTGAAGAAACATTACTAGAAGTCGATCTCACATGCTCCTCCAGCACAGGCCGCAGCAGCTAATGTATCTATGTCAGTAAACTTCTTAGCAGTTACATCCTTAGACCATTCAATTGGTTTCAGGTTCTTTTGAATTTTATTCCACTTATGTAGTAAATACGCATCCTTCAGACAATGCTCTGCTGACTTTGTATTACTAGACAGATAATTATCAGCAAAGTTTTTAAATCTTCTGACCCAATCTTTTTTCATAGAATTAGATGCAGATTCAACTGAAAGGTCTTCACCATAGCCTTGTGCTGTAGAGCATGCATCCCATAGGTTTTTAAAAGTTGCCAAGGCATCTACTACTAAACCAGATGCAAAGATTGCTGCTGTACCATATTTGTCTACCATTTCTTCAGCATTGATAACTGCTGTATTCGGTGCCTGGTTAAAATCCTTATCTCCTGTCATAGGAAGAAATGAAATACCAGCAAACGAATCTCTGTTATTAAATACATACTCTTCAACTTCATCCCAATCATCTACAATGATAGTATTTGATACATTATGACTGAGTCCTTCGTCAGCACACAGCTCATCATTGCGACCAGCCAACACCCAGTGCTTTTGTGCCTTACTTACTAACTCCAGGTGTTTCACGCCGATCAAATCGTCTTTAAACATAGATCCATCCTTAGGGATAATAGGAAACGAAATCACCCAATCAGTGCCGCCAGAAGACCAAACTGAATCTTCTACCATGTATGGATTGGTAGCTTTGATTGCTTGAGCTATTTCTGAATCTTTGTTCATTTGCACGTTACGGATATACATGGGAGAATGTTCTGCGTGTATACCTGATGCAGTACGTAGTAATACTGATGCATTGCCACTAGGCTTAACACAAGTAGTGCGAGCAGCAGAATTGATGCCCAAGACAGCTGCCACTTCTTTATTAACTTGTTTAACAATTTCAGCTCCTTTTTCTAAAATCTTTTGGTTGAATAGAATCTTAGGATTATTCATCCAACCAGTAATAGAAACACCCAACAAGGCCTCTCTATCAAAAATTCTTTTTGCTGATTCGCCTACAAATTTAAAATCAGTATACCCTGCTTGTAGTGTTCCAAAGATAGCGCCTGCACGGCATGCTTTGTAAAAGTTTTCTTCTGTGTCACACATGCCACCATTTATCTCTGTCAAGTTGCATCCTTGCCAACCTGACTCACCATCTATCTGAGGATACATTCCAATCTCTACACATGGATTAGTTGTATGCTCTTTTGACTCAACAAAATAGAATCCAGGCTCACCAAACTCTTTTACTGATTTCATGATTGTAGCAAATTGTTCTCTAGTAACTTCATCACGAACAATAACAGCCGAGTTATTTGATCTTCCTCTTTGTGGATTATCAATAAACCAATTACCTGTCTTAGCATTCATCATATCATAATCATCTGGAGAGAACAGACAAATAGTTGCTGAACGTCTTACACCACCAGAAAGAACAGCATCGGCTGCATGCATTGAAATATCATAAACATGAATAGGTTTAAGAGCAATAGGGTCTTTTGAATCTAAGACAATACCTTGCAGAATATGTTCAATTCTATCTAATGCTCTTCTTAATCCATCTGGACCTGGTGCTTTGAACCCTCCAGAGATTTTTGCACCTCTAGGACGAATTTGAGTTAAATCGAAGAACACTCTACGGCCAGCATATTCTGGATGCTTTCCTCCATCTACAAAATACGAAGACATCAATACATCCAATGCTGATGCCCATCCTTCTATTGAATCTTCTACAACATAACCTTTAGCTTGCTTGTTTCTAATTTGAATTTTTGGCAGTCTGTCTACATGGTGCTTTTGAACGGAGAAACCAGCACCTGCTCCACATAACAAGATATAAAAGTATTCACCAAAGAAAGCAGGTCTATCAGCATAAGATGAGGTACAGTTATACATTCTCATTTGGTGTTTAAGTAGTTGCTCTCCCCCAAACTGAAGAGATCTTTGAGCAGCTAGTACTCGTTGTTCTTTGTAAGCAGTACGAGCCTCTTCAAGATAAGGTCTAAGTTCTTCTGAATCCCCATAGTAGTCTTTATGCATGTTAACCACTCTGTCAACCGCTTCATCCCATGTCTCGTAATTGGAATCGTCTTCCTTAAATCTTGAATAGCTTTCATAAAATTTACTTTGTGATAGAAAATCACGTGTATCTGTAAGCTCGTTTGTAACTGCTCTCATCTAA